ACGATACATTTTGCCTTCTTTGGCAATGATCATGCCCTCCTTGCCATAGAACTCCTTCATGCCGCCACTGCTCTTGATGCGGACGCGGGTGCCGGAGTCCATGGCGTCACCAACAGCGGTGCCAGCGGGGATGGCGTCGCCACGCCCCCGATCCAGGTTCGTGAGCAGCCTGCCTTCCCACAAGTCGTCGCTCACCTTGCCGACACCAGGAATTTCAATCGGAGGGCTAAACTTGACACGATACATTTTGCCTTCTTTGGCAATGATCATGCCCTCCTTGCCATAGAACTCCTTCATGCCGCCACTGCTCTTGATGCGGACGCGGGTGCCGGAGTCCATGGCGTCACCAACAGCGGTGATAGAGGACACCGCAGGCGTAGCGGACGTGAGGGTTTCGTCTCCAGCATCAGACCTCGCAACCAGCGCCTTCGCGGTCTTGCCAAGGGTGTTGAGACTGGCGATCATGCTGTCGAGTGTATTCACCTTGGGCTCCTGTGAGTCGGGCCGACCGTACCCGGTCCAATGCTTGCCGGCTGCGATGTTGTCTGCGGCAGCCTTGGCGCGTCGCATGGCTTCGCTCTCGGTCTTGCACCAATAAAACTTTTGAGCAACGCGGAAGATAAACGGCGTCGACACATCCTCAGGATCGCTCGACTTGTGGACCGTGATCCCTTTGCCGAAGTCTTTAATAAGGGTCTCAGACATGTCAATCCCTAACGGTAGAGAGCGGTGATATCGGCTGCAGCACCGCCTGCAGCGATCACCAGCAGGCCTTGTGCGAACGAGGCTCCGTTCACTCCAGAAGGGATGTTCCCCTGGGCGAGCGTGCTATAGGTGCCGATCAGGTTGTAGAGCGCGTAACCGGTGTGCACGCCACTCTGCGATCCACTCGTGTTCACAGCTGCACCGCCAGCAGAGGAGCTGACCCGGAAGGTTCCGGCTGTGAGCCCGGTCGCGAGGACGTAGTACGTCGTCCCTGCAGTCAATCCGGTCGGCAACGCTCCAGTGGTCTGGAACTTGATGCGTTGGCCAGCGCTGAAGCCGTGGTCAGCCCAGGAGATGACACCGGGTGTGGCGATGGTCATCGTAACCGTCGCGCTCTTGGCGTCCCACACAGCTGCGCTCGACGTGGTGCCACCGGTGTTGACGGTGAGCCCACTGAACACGCCCGAAGCGTTCTTGGCCTGAAAATATCCGTTGACCGCCATGTTCAAAGGCGTGCTGCCAGCGATCCAGACCGGAATAGCAGCAGCCGGATTGCTTTGTGCGTTAGGGTAGCCCACTAGAGCAACCCGGCGCGACGTGCTATCGCGAGCGCGGCTAGCACAATAATGAGACCCTGGATCAACTGCACGATGAGCGGCTTCACAGGCAGCTTCTCAGCAGCCCATAGGAAGAGGCCCATAACGATCAGGATCAGAATAATAACTACGATCAAAGATTCCATCAGGCTGCCCTCATCGCTGCTATTGCGTTCGGATATTCCATCTCAATTCTCCATCTTTGCTTTGGCTGCAGCCAGGGCGGAGCGACCCTTCTCGGTGACCATGGCGTCGGGCAGAGCCCTCACGCTGTAGATGTATCGATAGAAGCAACGGCAGAACGGGAACTCGCCGGGCTGCTCGATCTCATCGGTGTACTTCGAGCCGGCCTTCTTGACGTAGCCCTTCTGCATCGCCCAGCTGTCGCGTACCAGATAAGGCAGCTTCTCCGATTCAATCTCGCGGTCCTTGTGCTCCTTGCGGTAGTCGTATCCAGCCTGGTGGAAGTGACTCCTCCACACCGCTGCGATGGCACCGCCGCCAACCGCGATCACGCTGTTGATCGCTGACTCCAGCTTGTGGCCCTGGTCAATCAGGACACGGCGCTCTCGAAACTTGAGGCCGCTCAAGCTCTTCCTGATCTTCTCCGACTCTTCTCCACTCTTCTGGTCGGTGCCACCCTTCGGAATGGACGTGGCCCAACCATTGAACCGGCGCATGGTGGCCGCGATCTCCTCGTCGCGGTTCAGCTTGATCAGCGAAGCGTTCGCCATGATGCGGCGATCCAGCTCAGCCCTCAGCTGAGGCTTCATTCTATCCAGCGTGAACTTCGGCACGCCTGGATGCTTGCTGAGCACCCCACCCTTCTCGATCATGCGCTTGTAGATCGCTTTCATGGCGTCGGCGATCATGCGTTCCATCTTCTGGGAAGGCGTCATGGATGCGGCTGCGGCAGCACGGAGCTTCGCATCCCAGTACGCCAACGCCTCGGAGCTGTCGTATCCGTTGGAGCTGAAATACGCCATTGCCTCCTTTAAGACGGAGTCGAAATCTTTTTGATCGGCCATTAGGACCGCCTAATCACCTTATGAGCAGCAGCCAGGCTATCACAGTACGCATCGACTGCGTCCTTGATCTTAGCGCGAGCGCATTCAGATCTACCCCAATCACCAACGATGCATGCAGCCTGAAATTGATCCATGCCCTCGGAGAAGATGTCCTTGGCACGCGATGCCGATGCTACGTCAGCAGTCACTTGCTCCAGGCTACTGGTCACTTCACAACCTTCCGATGCTCATCGAGCTTGACCACCGCGCCTCTCAACAGCTCGATGGCTTTGCCGACACGCTCGGCACTGTCGCCACGCATGCCAAAGCCTTTAACCTCACCGTCCTCGCCACCTTCAGCAGCGGTCTGAGCAGCGTCCTTCTCGGCCTGGACGGCGTCGTGGGCTGCACTCGCGATGGCTTCATAGTCGAGATTCAATGGCGACGTGAACAGCGTGCTCATCTCGTTCACGTTGTCAGCTACCCACTGCAACACCACAACGGTTTCATCGCCGTCCAGCTTCTGCCCCAGGAACAGCTCGGCTACAGCTACAAGCGCACGAAGCTTGACGTCATCGACCTTGACCTTCTCGCTGTCGGGCTCGGTGATCAGGTTCGGCCACGGAGACACAAACGAGTTACGCCAGGTGTAGAAAATATCCTCGTAGGATTTGTCGCCGTACTCCTCGGGGAAGTCCTTCTTGATGGTCTCGACGAATTCAGGGCTCCAGGCACGGTGCTGAACAATCTTGTCCATGAGCATGAACAGCGGGTCCATCTTCTCACGGATACGGTCAACGTAGCGCGCCTGGGCACGAGCGTCCTCGGTGCCCTCGCCGAAGCCCTCTGCGAAGCTCTCCTCGGTCAGCATCTTCGCCGGCATCGGCACCGCTGAAGCAGTGTTTTCGATGATGTTGTGGCGGGCCAGTTTGAACGGCTCGGCCAGGTTCTTCAGGTCGATGGACTCGATGGAGTCGCCGTCGCTGCCGACGCTGATGACGTTGCCGACCATGGCCTCCTTGACCACGTTGCGCTTCAGGCCCAGGGCGGTCTGCATCATCTCCGTAATGAAGGACCCAGCCTGCTGAATCTTGGCGACCAGGACGCCGGCCTTCACGCTCACCATGTCGTCGGTGATCATGGTCTGGACGAAGCTCTTGAGCGGCAGCAACGCGCGCTGGTACACCGACCTGCCAGTGAAGCCGTACGTGCTCGACTGGAACACGATGTACATGGGCTTCTCGTTCATCATCACGCAGGTCCGGCTCTTGTGGAAGGTCGAGCCATTCACCCTGATCTCGGTGACGTTCTGAAACTTCATCGACAGTGGGTTCTGGTCGAGGACGAGGCTGCCGGCTGTGTTCAACGGGTCGTAGACGTTGAAGCTGATGCTCTGCTTGTGCAGCTTGGCGAAGTCGAGGGGCTGCTCGTTGCGAACGCCATCGGTGAGCACGGCCAGGGAAGCGATCCCGTACACCCGGCTCTGGCTCATGACGTTGAAAATAACGTCGTCGGCACCGATCAGCTTCCACTCCTTTTCAAACGCCTCCTTGACGCGGTCGCCGGGCGAGTCTGGCACCTCGATATCGCGCTTCTGGCTCATCGCGATCTCGATGGGCTTCTCCGCGATCTTCGCGCCGAGAGGGTGAAATAGGTAGATCTGCTTGCACAGCTCGTAGCTGGGCTGGCTGCCTGCGCTGATGTCGTCGGCCATCAGCATCAGCTCGAACGCCGTGCCGATGCTGCTGCCCTTGACGGTGATGGTTGCCATTAGGCTCTACCCTCGCACGGCTTGGCAAGCAGCGAACACGCCTGGCCTTCCATTGCAATTGCCTCGACAGGCGCACGATGGCTGATCAAGCCTAGCGCCTGGTCGCAGCGCACCTGCTCAAGAGCAGCCTCGTATAGCGTCCAGGTCGAATAGAACCTGGTGTTATCGCCCAGGAGGATCGAACGGAAGTTCATGCTGTTCTCTCCCTTCAGGATGATGCGGCCCGCTCGACGTTCACTCGGGCTAAGGATGGTCACGGTCGATGCCACTCAGAACGCTGCGCGAGCAAGCGTCTGGGCCTAAGGGTCGCCACCGCTACAGAAGCGCCTATCTCTATCCACCCAACCACATCATTTCAGCTTGCCATCGGCAGCATCGACGAGGACCGGTGCGCTCGCCATACCACTCTGGGTTTACTTGGTAAGCAGTGTCTGTCGATGGCAATTTACTTCTTCCCTTTCGCATCCTTTGCCTGCCCGAACATAAGCAGGTTGGCGTAGCAGAAGATATCAAACAACTCATCTTCGTCTAGCGGCGTGCCGTGGCCTACGCGGAACTCCGTCACCTGCGTGAAGAAGTGGTTGGCCGAGCGGCCCTTGTAGACCTGCGTCTTCTCGAACGCCTCGTCCGTCATCAACATCATGTTGTTGCTGACGTATCCGCTACACGACACCGCGCGGCCCTCTTTGCCCATCGCAGTCATAGCGCCTGCTATCGGCGTCGCCCGCAGCTTCGAACGCTGCGCTTGCTGGAGCAGTATCTGCCCCGAGTCCTTGTCCTCGATCAGTGCACCCAGGAAGCCATTGCGCGCTCCGCAGCGTCGCGCCAGCTCCTCACCGCGTGCCATTACGCTCGGCAGCCAACCGATCAGCAGGTCGGCCTCGACCTGGCGCAAGTCCCAATCGAGCACGAAGCCCTGCGGCTTGGGGTGCATGCTCAGCGCGAACCATCCCGTGCCAGTGCCGTCGCGCTTCTTGCCGGTCTTGGTCGCAGTATCCATGATAGCCAACACGCCGTCGCAGCGCGTAGGCATCGGTACCGGCTGCAGCTCCTCGCCTACTTGGCGAAGGATGTTTGCCCTATTGAAGAAGAATGCGCCCTCGCGGGCACGCGCCATCTGCTGGTACTGCGTCGCCCAGGCATGCTCGCCTGAGGTGATCTTGAGCTTGCTCGCTTCCTCTGGCCCGATGCGCTCGGGATGGAGTAGCTCGCCTTCCTTCGTGCGCGGGTCGGTGAACCACTTCGTGCTCACCGTCGTGCTGCGTACGTACTCCATCGGCAAGATCAGCTTGACGTACGGCAGTCCCAACTCTTCGATCACACCGCACAGGTCCTTCGGATGGAGCCGGTGCATCATGATCATCAGTGCATCGAGTTTCTGATCGTTGAGTCGGGATGTGGCCGACTCTCTGAACATTCGCGTCGTCCTCTCAAGCTCGGCGGGGCTCTCGACCATTTCGGTCGAGTGCGGATCGTCGATGATCAGCCTATTGCCTCGGCCTGCCGTTAGACGACTGAAAGGGACAGCCTTACGGCCTCCCTTCATAGTGTTCTCGAAGTCGCTTGCGTCGTGGCGGATGAGCTTCACACCAGGCCACAGCGCCTGGTACCACTGGCTCAGCACCAGGTCGCGGTGCTTGCGGCTATCTCGCTCAGCGTATCCGGCTTCGTACGAGGTGGTGAAGTACCGCAGCCAGGGTTTCTTCGTCCACTCCCAGGCCCCGAACATCACCGAGACCGTCGTCGATTTCATCAGCCCAGGGGGCATGTTGCACAGGAAGCGTTGAATCTCCTCGTCGTGGATGGCCTGGAGGTGCTCACCGATGGCGTCGACGTGCCAGTTGTGAAGATACGGCGTGCCAGGCTCGATGACGTGCCAGGCCTCTTTGACGAAGCCCGAAAAGGTGTAGCAGCGCTCGCGCACCGCAGCGGCGTTGTCGGTGATCTCCTGGAGCCGGTCCAGGCTCTCTTTCCGCTTAGCCTGCTCTAGCTCAATGCTTTGTCGCAGCTGCGAGAGCGCTTGCAGCTTGGCTTGTACGGGCAGCGAGTCTGGCGAGGTCATCATCGCTCATGTCCCCCAGATTGAGCGGCGACAGATCAGGATTGGATACAGGCTGGATCGGCTTGCCGTGGCCGCGCTCCAGGACCATCGCCGCTGCAGTCAGGCGCACGTTCGGCTGATTGCCGGGGTTACGCATGATCGCGAGTATCGTTGCCATCGCACCACGAGTGAGCTTTCGCGCCATATCGCGGAGGTCAAGCATCTTGCTGTCAGGCGGACGCGTCCCCTCAGGGTTGCCCGACCGGCCAGCCACCCAGCCACCCTTCCCGGTCGGGTTGCCGACTTGGCCCTTCTTTCTGTTATTCAGCGGCATCAGAACTACCTGCTCCAAATATCAAATTATTGATTCTACGTCCTTTTTCGCGAGCGTAATCACTCGCGCTGGCGTTTCGGCTTTCCTAACCAGCTCAAACATACCCGCGCTCCCCTCAACTTCTGAGGGTCGACCAAACATGTGAACTAAAACTTTGAGGCGATCATACGTTGACCACCGAACGGGTCCTTCAAAGCCAACAAACGGTCCCTCAAGAACCTTAACCGTAGCACCGACCTCGAAAAGCATCCGATCCGCCTGTTGCTCAATCACATAACCTTCCGAACTACACAGACTCATAAGCGGCAACAACGCTTCATCGCGAACCCTGGCTGGTATCTCACTAGCCGAATACATGAGTCCCTTGAGTCCGCTCCCGGGCAAGGCATTCAAATCCTGCCAGCCATATAAGAGAACATCGAATCTTACAAATAGATAGCCCGATATGTACGGCCTGATTATTTCTGTTTGCTTTCGGCCGCGCGAGGGTTTCCGTAAAGAAACAATCTTGGGGTTGAAAACCTCGAACCCTTTGGCCGCGACGCACTTTTCCGCGATCATTCCTTTATGGGGCTCTACCTTCGCAACATGCCAATTGAGCATTTCCGAACAGCCCCCGGACAACCGCGCGCTCGAGGGACGATCCCCAAGCGGGCAGTACAACCAAGTCGCGACATCTCGCCAAAAACTTAACGATTGCAAGGGCTATTAGTTGCCGCAACATTATTGCGTCAGCAAGCAACATTATTGCGTCAACAAGCAACATTATTGCGTCATGCAATAGGATAGGTCAGCCCAATAGGAGGTCCCTGATAGCCCTGATGTCCCTGATCTCCCACTCCCAACCACATGCATAACCGTTTTAGCCTATATTCTCGTGAACCTGACCTGTAGCTTGATTCCAGTCTACATATAGGAGCTCTATGGCAGGAAAGTAGGCTAAAAAAAAGTGCATGTGGTTGGGAGTGGGAGACTAGGGACATCAGGGCTATTAGGGACCGGCACCCTGATGTCCCTGAAATAAAATTACCTTCGATAGGGCGTTGAGTGGTCCCTGATGTCCCTGATTATTGAAACAACATCGGCGCACTGGCCAGCAACGGCGAGGTTGAGTGGTCCCTGATGTCCCTGATTATTAAAACGGGATGTCGTTGTTACCTGGGGCAGCAACCGGGCCCCCGCCCCCTTTTGTCGCCAAGGCACTAGCGGCGGCAAGTCGTTCGCGCATAGAAAGGTCGATGCGGGCATAAACAACGAGGCGTCGCCCTGCTATTCTCCAACGACCATCTTCGGAAACATCGTTACGCATAGGCGAGTACCCGCATTGTTCAAAACGGTGCGGTATGGCCCGCCTGTTCTTGCGATCTTTTAGCCAAGCACGAAAAGTATCATCGGCCTTAAACGCGACCATGTCGTTGGTTACAGCGGGAAGGTTACCAAGCTCCTCCATGATCTGACGCAGCTCGGAATCCTCCGGAGCCTGATTGGCATCGACAATATCCCAAAACGCGGGGGTCTTGGGCGGCGGTGCCTTGGGGTTGTATGCGCTGATATCGATGGATGACAGGTAGGCAGCAACATGGCCGAAGCCTCCCATGTGATACCACCGCCACATGTGGTTCCAATACTCGTCATCGAAGCCACCGCTTTCGACATCGCTCCAAGCGACATAGTGCCGGCGGTCATTGGCCGGCAGGTAGATGCCATCGGTCTTGTAGTTGGTCGTTATGATGACGCCACAGCAGTTGGTCACATAGTGCTCGCGCAGGTTTTTTTCATCACAACGCAATACATCGGGCGGCGACGCCATATAGATTTTGGTACTGTCGTAAAACTGATATCGGTTTACCTCCAGATCGCGCGCCTCGCTGATGCGCAAAATCACCGACTTAACAAAACCGTTGAAGCGGCCCAGCATGGTTTGAGGAGTTATCTCGGCAAAGTTCCACGGCCCCACCGCATACTTGACCGGCTCCAAGATTGTATCTTTGCCAATGCCTGGTTTGCCGCCCAGGACCAAAGCGTGGTTTGGTTTGATGTGCGGCTGTTGGACGCGTTGCGCCAGGTAGAGAATAATGTGCGTCGCATCGTCAGGATAAACCTTCAATATATGGTCGGTCCATTGACTGGCCTTATGGGCATCGCCTAGCGCAATGTTGGCCGCAAGGTATTCGTTATATGAAGCCGTGCCGATCTGCTCGGACCACCCGCCGTTAACGATCAGGCGGTCCCTGATGATTTGCGGCTCGCCCGGTGCCCACGTAAGTTGGTGAACCCTCCTGTGGCGATCCAGCCAGGACGATGCTGTCATCGTCTGTTGCTTCTTTGTTGCCTCACCCTCCTTGTTGACTACCATCACCTTTTCGCCAGTGCTGTCGGTAATGGGTATCGGGCGGATGCAGGCGTTTACGCTTACCGCCGGCCATTGCTCGCCGGTTGGCGTGTAAATGTATGTATGCTGTGGCAGGTAAGCCCAAAAATCCTCAAGCTCAACGGATCGATAACCAAGCTGATTTCGCAGCCAACGCAACGCCTCATCGAACGTCTTGCCCATGTGCTCCATGACCAGATCAATCGCGGTCCTGTTGCCACCCCGCTTGTCGCCCATATCGTGAACGCCAAAGTCCTTGATACCCTGTGGACTGATACTGAGGTCTTCCTCGAGTTTTCTCCCTAACGCCTTGGACGGCACCCGATAAATGCCTTTGGATGATTTTGCTTCAGGGAAAATGACCGGCACCCACGATGCCAACGACTCCAGGGCCAAGTCGTTTATGCGACCCGGGTCGCTACCCATGCGCCCGCTCAAGTTAGCGACACCGTTAAGTTTGGACTCCTCTTTTTCAATGTCAAAAACTTCCTCACCGTAGACACCATGGTCGCCTATATCGACGATGGCAGTCAAAAACGGATCTGATTTTTTATGAAGGAAACCCGGCAGGCGCATGACGCGCGGCAGATCGCAAACCTTGGGGTCGCTGTTGAACTTCTTGGCTAGTGCTTTTTGGGCACCTGTAAACGACGCCAAGGGAAATTGATTGACCAGCCAATAGGCGTGCCACCGGCCGGGCGATGACTCGACGACGATATGCGGAGGACGGGTTTTATCTTCCAACACCGGCTCCAATGGCGCACCATCAAGATCGACGAACAGGGCGCGGATCGATATCACATTGGCGGCGGTCCTGCCACGCAAGTCGGTCTCGTTTACCGTTACGAAAACACCGGCACCACTTTCGTTTAACTTAGCGAGCTCATCGTAGCACTCCTCTATGGTGCCATGGATGATCCTGGCCAATTTCTGGTTCTTTGCCTTGCTATCATCGAACGTTTGAAACGTAAAGCGGTCGCCTTCCAGGGCTTCGAGGAACGCTGCGGCCATTTCCTTGTTTGTCGGGGACATGAAATTATTTCCTTCAACGCTTTACATTCTTGGATCGTTTCCTCATCCACATAATAACATCATCCAAATCATAGAAGATGGTCATGCCTTCCTTGATGATTGGCATCCCCCGCTTTTGCCAGTCCCCAACGGTCTGCGGCTTGATTCCAAGCTCGTTGGCAAGCTGATCGCGGTTAAGTATGCCGCGACCATGCAATAGTCCTGCAGGTTGGACGCTCATTGGCTAATGAATCCTTATTAAAACAGGGCGCAAACCCTACCGTATAGCTATTAGAATCCGCAAGCCTTAAAATACCCCTTGCGATTGCGCCCCGCCCAGGCATAGGGTGCCGGCTACGTTGTTTAACAGGAAATGATTCCGGTTAGCCTCCGACCTCCACCAATTCTCCCCCCGGTGGGGGTCGGGTCGGGCCTTAAAAGGAAAGAGATGTGAGATGGATCGAAATGAAATCACTGAAACACCGGAACGACAGACCCGCATCCGCGAGTTGCTTCATGCAGCGACGGCCACGCAACGACGCGGAAGAATGGTCGCCATCTGCCCCACAAATTCCCAAAGCCTCCGCTTCCATCACATCACCTTATCTCACAGGAGACGCCATGAACGTGTGTGAAACGATTAAGTTATGGAGCGTCAAGGTCCTCCGCGCCTATTGGCAGTGGCGAGCGGCCAACGTAACCAAGGCTCGGTTCACGGGCATTGTGCCCGAAGACAAATGCCAGATCGGCATTGTCTTGTCGGGTGGCGAGTTTACACCGGGTGGAGCCTACGGCCAGAACTACGGGTACCCGATTCCTGAAAGCATCGACTACTACGCCGACAAGGGCATGAAGATCGTGCGGCTGCCGTTCACGTGGGAGCGTGTGCAGCCTGCCATGTTTGGAGAATTGGACGCCCTTGAAATGTCGCGCCTCGATGGGGCTGTCGACCAGTGCATTGCACGTGGCCAGACGGTCGGCATCGACGTTCACAACGGCGGCTACCTGAACGGCAAGCTGATCGGGGGCAGCGAAGTCTCGGACGAGGCGTTTGCAAACCTGTGGTCCCGATTGGCCAGTCACTACATCGACCGGCAAGCGTCCACGATCCTGATGTTGATGAGCGAGCCGTATGACCAATGCGCCCGTCAATGGATCAGAACGGCGAACAAAGCCATCAGCGCTATCCGCTCAGCAGGCGCGCGACAGACTATCGTTGTGCCGGGTTCGTACTATGATGGCGGTTGGACGTGGACAAAGAGCGACAATGCCAAGATCGTTGGTGGTGGTGTCTTTGATCCGCTGGAAAACTACATGTTCGAACTCCATCAGTACATGGATGGCAACGCGGCAGGCGGTACAAGCGAGATCGCTTACTCGCCAAACATCGGCGCAGATCGCTTGGTCGACGTGACGCAATGGGCGCGAGCGAACGGGCACAAGCTGTTCCTTGGCGAGTTTGCGGCGGCGGAAGACCCCACCAGCATGGAGGCCCTCGATCACATGGTCCGCTATGTGATCGAGAACTCGGACGTGTGGAAGTACGCGACGTGGTGGGGCGGCGGCGACCGGTGGATGAACTACATGTTCCGCCTCGATCCGGTCGACTACGCCGACCCGAAAGACGAGCCGCAAATGGCGGTGCTGCAGAAGTGGATGGATTGGCAGGTTAATGAATTCCCGTAATCAGTCGATGGGAGTCTTTTGCCAGCGTTGTGCCGATAAGCGGTTAAAGGAAGCGAAAAAAGAGCGTTTGGAAAAATGACCGATTTCTTCCCAGCCAACGGCTACAAACCCAAGATTCCATTTTGGCATCAATACCAATTGCGAGCCTTTGAACGGTCTTGTGACTTGCCGCGTTTCTCACTCTTCCATTCTCCAAGAGTCGGAAAGAGTAAAATCGTGGTGGATTCTTGCTGTTATCAGTTTCAACGGCCTGATAGCCCGTTGCATATTCGTGGCGCGATAATCGTTGTTTTTCCTGCTGGGGCACATCACGTTTGGTCAAGAGACGCGTGGCCAGAGAACGCTACCGTCCCGTGGCGTGCGTTGGCTTGGGACAGCGCCAAGGTCAAAAACAAATCATTCCAGCACGCTTTCAGGGAGCTTTGCGATTACAAGGGTTTTTCTGTCCTGGCCATCAACATAGAAGCCCTTATATCGGAAACATGCCGCGAGCACATTGGTCGCTTTGCCCAGGCGCGCAAACTTATAATGGTGGTTGGCGATGAGATCAGCAGCATCTCAAATAGCGATACAAGACGCAGCCGGGTCATGATGAACATTGGCAAGCTTCCACATATTCGTATGTGGAGGATTTTGGACGGCACGCCTGTCGGCAAGCTAGGGCCGCTTGACTACTTCACGGAATACGGATTCATGTCCCCTGATATTTTGGGATACCCCAACGAGGTTGAATTTCAACATCACTATGCAATGATTGAGACCAAAGGCCGTGCCCTGTTTTGGTTGGAGGTTAACCGGCTAAGAAAGCAGGCCGAAAAAGAAGGTTATGCCGACCCGGCCGGCTGGGCACAACGGATTGCCAAACGAGGCAGCATTGTTACCGACCCCGATAGTAACAAACGTCGGCCTTTATCGCCGGGCAGGGATTTTTGGACGGCTATCAAGCAGGATGAAGAAGGAAATCCGATATTTAAGAACATGGACGAACTGAGGCGACGGATCGATCCCATTACCGACCGCTGCACTTTCCCCCAAGCGTTTCCAAACTGGAAACAGCCGGTATTTGCAAAACGCTATTTTGAGCTTACGAAGGAACAACGTCGGGTCTATGATGAAGTTGAAAAAGAGCATCGTACGATTCTCCATGACGATACCGAAGTAATAGCCTCGCACCATTTGGTTCGCGTATTACGTTTGCAGCAAATCGCAAGCAATTATTTTCCTGATACTAAGATATTGCGGCTTCACGAAGCATGTGAGGGGCTCGGCTGCGAGCATTGCGATGATAGCGGCGTCATTGAAGAGGAAGTGCCGCTCCGTTTCATTGATCCCAAGTGTAACCCGCGCATGGACGCCTTGCGTGAAGAATTAAAAGAAGGCAAACCCTCAATTCTGTGGGTTCGTTTTAAGCAAGATGGCGAGCAGGCCATGGCAGCGGCAACCGAGGCCGGCATGAACCCGGTTCGTTATTTTGGCACCATGACGAACCAGCAAAAACTCGATGCGTACGACGCATTCCAGGTAAAGAAAACGGCCGGGTGCATCGTCGCTAATTGGACTCGGGGTGCCAGGGCAATCAGATTGGACGCTGCCGACAAAATGATTGTCATAACAAACCAGTGGTCGTTTCGCACCAGAGTCCAGGGCGAGAATAGAACGGAACACGGAGCGAAGAAATACGCTACGTCCATTGTGGATATAATCGGTTTAGACACAGTTGATGACCAGCTCATACTCCCCGCTTTGAGGACCGGGCAAAATGTTTCGGATTTTGTGCTCCAAGACGCTGTCAGAAAGTGGATTTAGGAATGTCATGTTTTGCCACCCAGCTCCACCGGCTGAGTCCGCCCTACAAGGTCCACCCGGACCATAACAGGCATCGCGCGCCCAACGGTAAATTCATGCCGGCGGTGTTGCGCGATAACCTTGGCCGGCGACTGATAGAAGTTGATTTGCGCGAAGTAGAACGTCGGTTAAAAGCAAGAGAGAAAAAAGTTGAAGCCTGAGTATTCTATCGAGGACCACCTCGCCTGGGCGCGCCGCCGTGCGGCCATTTGCGAGGCCGATGAAACGATGAAGCATAGTGCCGAGCGCTATCTTAGCCTCGTCGAGTTGCTTCTCGAATTGAAAGTTAGGAGGTCATCGTGAGGGTCCTTATTTGCGGCGGCAGGGACTTTACCGATAACCCCTTCATTCGGTCAGCCTTGGAGAACCTGCTGTTCAACGGCCTTAACGTCCCAACCGAGCTCTTCATCATCGAAGGTGCCGGTCCCGGGACCAAGGGAAATCCATCGTGTGACGAATTGGTTTATCGATGGCGCATCGCAAACAAGATCAATGGTGCACGGTATCCAGTCGATCACGATTTGGACGGTCCTTGGCCTGCTGCCGGGCCACGGCGCAACCGCCGCATGTTCGAGCAGTCCAAGCCCGAGCGCGGCATCGCTTTTCCCGGTGGTAAGGGAACCGCCGGCATGACCGCCATCATGCGGAAGGCCGGGCTCAACGTTCTTGAATTGAATCCCTCGGTAAAACATAAAGTGATTTGAAAAAAGGAATGACCATGATCAAAGCAACGGTAATAGCCGATAGCGCTGAAGAATTGGAAAAATTGAGGCAAATCAAATGAGCATCGTCTACATCCTGCATGAGCCGGTTCGCTACGACAGGGTAAAGCGGATCATGGTCCCGATTGATTTGAACCCGGCCAAGGAATACGGCGATTTGGTCGTCGTCTTCCCGGGCCGCGACCGGCCGCCGCCAATTGATGAATGTGCCGACGATCTGCGGGCCGCCATGGCGAGATTCAAACCGGCCGACCGGCTGCTGATCGCCGGTGATATGGACCTGTTGATATTTGCGTCAATCCTTGCTGCCAAAGCTTGTGGTGGCGCACTGGTTCTTCTAAAGTGGCACTCCCGAGACCGGCATTACCAAGAAATAAAAGCACCAAAGGATTTATTTGCAGCAGGGACTTATTTCTAGTAACTTTATGACCCTTAATTAGCCAGGAGAGATGTGAGATGAAAACCTACGAGTTCGAAATGACCGTTACGGTCAGGAAACGCCTCCGCTTTAGCGGCCCCGCCGACGCTACGACCGCCAAAACCCGACTTGAAGAAGCCATCAATGGTGGAATGTCCGTTGGAACGTTCGCCAAGCGCGGGCGCGATGGTCATGCCATTGAAACCCTGGTCGATAAGTTCAAGCTCGAATTCATCAGCGAAGAAGGAGAAAACCAGTGAAGCGGTCTCATTCCCATTCGGATCAACCCAACGCTCTTCCCATCGATGATATCGAGGAAGCCCCAGCGCCTTCAGCCAAGCAACTTGCCGCCGTTATCGAGATTGCCCGCGAGCAGGTAAAACTGCAGCGGTTGGTCGGTAAGCTTCAAATTGATCTGCAGGCAGCTAAACAACGACTCACCGCAAACAAATCTGTGTTGCTGCCCAAGGCGATGGATACGGCCGGCGTAACCGCTACACCACTCGGCGGCGGCGCTCATGTCGAGATCGAAACCATAGTAACGGCTAGCGTCCCTTCACCCAACTCGGACCGGGTTGAAAATGCCGAGGAGCGCAATGCGGTTGGAATCGAATATTGTGACAAGCATTGTCCCGACCTTGTCAAGAACAAGGTTACAGCTTTCTTTCCGAAGGGATTGGAGAAATTGTTCGCCAGGTTCCTCCGCGACCTAAACAAGCGCAAGCAACAGGTCGAATATACGACCGAGCGCACCGTCCATGGTGCTACGCTTGCCAAGTGGGTGCGCGGCCAGGATAAGTTGGGTAAGTCGGTTGATGAGGCGGCGCTCGGCGTCCATCGCATCAAGATCGCTGAAGTCGTGTTGCCCAAGAAGAAGGGGAAGGACAAGATATGACCAGTAAAGAATTGGCTGGCCTGATGAAGCCAATTTTTTGCTTGAGTTGCTTGAGAAAAATTGAAGAGGTTAAACGAACGACGTCCGAGACAGGGCTTGTAAGTTGCGCGGGTGCGCGGAACTTTCGTACTGCCCACCATCAGCAGAACAATTGATGGCTTTTTGTGAACGAGGATAAAATGGCAAAAGGAACAGCACTAAAGGACGGCCCCCTGTTGGCCGGTACCGATCTCAAGGAAATTGATGGCGGTCAACCACCGGTCGTCTTGAAGCAGACGACCGAGATCGTAACCAAGCCGGGCACGGCCCACGTTACGGTTCACCGGCCGCTCGAAGTCGAAGTCTACGACATCGTCGAAGACGAAGATACCGGCGTCCATGGCGGCGATACCGGCGGCCAGGACAAGCGGCTGCCGATCCTGCGCGTCTTGCAGGCCAACAGCCCGCAGGCCAAGCGCGGCAACCCGGGCCATATCCCTGGTGCCAAGGAAGGCGACATCATCAACACGGCTACCAGTCAGGTCTACGATGGCGAACGTGGTCTTTACTTTATCGCCGCCAACAAGCACCTCAAATTCCCCGAGTACATCAAGCGCGAGGAAGATGGCGGCGGCGGCGGGTTCCTCGGCATCTACGAGCCGGAAAATCCCATCGTCAAAGCCGGCCAGAAGGCACGCATGGAATTGTTCAACAATCTGTTTGGCCCGCTCCCCAACGGCCAAACCGAAACTGGCAAGGATCGCCAGCTCGTCGAAACCTACTACGTCGACGGCGTCTACATCATCCCGAACGAGGACGGTACTTTCCCGGCCGAGTTCGGCACCATGTTCAACGCGAGCATGGCCTACAGTTCGAGCTTCATCAAAAGTTATAACCAGTGGAAGAATCAGCTCGAGAACATGACCTACATCATCAAGCGTCGCGATGGCAGCACCGGGCCAGCGCTTGCAACCTTGTGGACCCATGTGTGGCACATCAAGACGGTTGTCCGGCCAAAGGGCCAGATCTCCTGGATGGTTCCGCGCATTACCTTGGCCGAGAAGGACGAACAGGGTGCCGAGCGCGAGTACCGTTTCAGCAAGCTGGATCGCAACGACTACCTCTACATCCAGGCCGAGCGGCTTCGCGAGGAAATCCTCGAGGGTCATGTCGAGCTCAACTTCGACAAGGACCAATCTGACCTCGATAACGCGGGCGGCGGTGGTCTCAACACCGGCGGCAGCGGCAAGGGCAACGACGATATTCCGTTTGGACAGAACGAGTAGGGTTGCCCGAACCTACCGGCACTGCCGTAGGTAGTATGAGGGCAAGGGACCGGGGAAGGCAGCAGCGTCAGCCCCAGTCCCACCCTTCATTTTTAGAGCAAAGGACAAAGCAAGATGGCGACTTACGGACCGCAAACGGATTTTGGCGCGATGATCCATTCGATGAAGTACCGCGCTCCCGAAGAAAGCTTCGACGACTATTGCGTCCGCTATGCGCGCACAACGGCCGATGATAGCGATCACTTTCGCCGGCTGATCCGCCTGTTGCGCGATCAAACGGTTCTTCCTGCTGGCAGGCAGCAACGGTCGGTTGGCCGGCCCCACCAGACAACGGCTTTCAATTGCTTCGTCGGAGATACCATTCCGGACGATACGCACGGCATCTTCGAAAGCGTTACCGATGGCGCAATGACGTTGCGGTCGGGCGGCGGCATGGGGTGGGACTTCAGCACCATCCGGCCGGAGAACGAACTGATTCGTGGTCTTGGGATTGGAGCTTTGGCCTCAGGCCCAATAAGTTTCATGCACGTTTACAACAGCATGTGCGGGACCATCATGTCTGCTGGATCAAGGCGCGGTGCCATGATGGGTGTGCTGCGCTGCGATCATCCCGACATCATGAAATTCATTCGGGCCAAGCAAATGCCTGGTATGTTGACCAACTTCAACATCAGCGTCGCGGCGACCGATGAGTTCATGGAAGCGATTCTAAAAGACGGACTCTACAAGCTACGCTTCGCCGGCAATACCTACGGCGACGTTCGTGCGCTCGATGTTTGGGGTCCGATGATGGAAGGCAATTGGGACAACGGCGAGCCTGGTGTCCTGTTCATTGACCGCATCAATCGGCTCAACCCACTCAACTATTGCGAAACGATTGCGGCGACAAATCCTTGCGCCGAGCAGCCGTTGCCGCCCAATGGCGCGTGCCTGTTGGGCAGCGTCAACGTGATGAAGTTGCTGATTCCGGTCCATGAAAGCAACTCGGTGGCCTTGGCTGCCGCCGGCGGCATCCAAACGGTTCGCCATGAGATCGATTTTGATCTGTTGCGTGAAGCCATCGACGTCATGGTCCGAGCTTTCGATAACGTCATCGACCGGACCATCTACCCGTTGCCGGCGCAACAGTACGAAGCCAAGATAAAGAGACGGATGGGCGTCGGCGTTACCGGCATGGCGAATGCAATCGAGACCATGGGCCTCAGCTACGGCTCTGAAAGCTATATCAACATGCAGGCTGAAATTCTGAAACAAGTTCTTGTCCAGGCATATCGGACGTCCTGCGAACTTGCCCAGAAGAAAAAGCCGTTCGACCTGTGGGATGCTGACAAGTATTGCGCCGGTGAGTTCTTCCGCAACCGGCTCCCAGAAGATCTTCAGGACGAAATTCGAAAGCACGGCCTGCGTAACGGCCTGTTGACCTCTATCGCGCCAACCGGGACCATCAGCCTTACCGCCGACAACATTAGCTCCGGCATCGAGCCGGTGTTCGAGCATCGCAGCGTCCGCGATATCATTACGCCGGAAGGGGCGCGGGCCTTCGAAGTCATCGACGCCGCGTTCAACCAATACGGCACTCGTGGCAAGACCGCCGAAGAAGTAACGCCCATCGAGCATGTAAATGTGCTTTGCAACGCGCAACATTGGACCGACTCAAGCGTCAGCAAGACCATCAACATTCGCGGTCAGGTAGGCGGCGAGGGTCCTGGAACAACGTACTCTGCGTTCAAGGACGTCTATTTGGCTGCGTACGAAGGCGGAGCCAAGGGCTGCACGACATTTAACTCCAATGGAAAGCGTGCCGGCATCTTGCGGCCGGCCGATATGGTCGATGAGATCGGCGCGGGCGATGCTTGCGTCATCGATGCGGCTACGGGCATTCGGACTTGTGACGTTTAGAAAACCCTCCCTCGCCAAGGGAGGTACGGCAGTCAAGGTACGACGTAATCTGTTTGACAGGTAGACGGGGTGGTTAAATAGGGGACTTATAGCGTTGACTCCCTAAACGATTTAGGGTACTAATCCGATACCGTTTGAAGGGTGCCGGAAATGAGCCGTTCCACAATCAGCCTCTACCAGCTTTCCCAGATGTTTCCGAACGAGGAGACGGCCCGGAAGTACATGGAGGCCCGCCGTTGGCCCAACGGCCCGGTTTGTTCCGGCTGTGGCGAGGCTAAGAGGATCGGAACGCGCAAGAACGGCTATTACCGCTGCAACCCGTGTAAGGTCGATTTTACGGTCCGTACAGGCTCGATTTTCGGTCGCAGCCACATCCAGCTCGATAAGTGGATTTTAGGCATCTACCTGCTGATGACCGCCCGCAAGGGCATTTCCAGCCTGCAACTGAGCAAGGAGCTTGGCATTGCCCAGTCCTCGGCTTGGTTCATGCTTGGCCGTCTCCGCGAGGCTTGCGGCAACGATCCCACGGTGCTTCGCGGCATTGTGGCGATTGACGAAACCTATATCGGTGGCAAAGAGAAGAACAAACACGGCGGCAAGAAGCTCAAGGCCGGACGCGGCACTGTCGGCAAAACAGCCGTACTTGGTATGCGTGAGCGCGGCGGGCGGACCAAGGCGAAGCCAGTCCTCAATACGGAAGCCGACACGCTCCGGGCCGCTATCCATGAACACGTTGCGACTGGCTCTATGAGCGGTGCGCCCGCTGCACTGGATAAGGTTGTCGAGACACTCTTTGCGTTTCGGCCCAATGAGAAACCCGCCGCCAAAACGAACAAGCGCGACCTGTCAACGCTAGAACTTTGTGCCGGCGGCGGTGGCGCGGCGCTCGGCCTGGAACAGGCCGGGTTTTCACACGCGGCGCTGATCGACAACAATTCTCATGCCTGCGCGACGCTACGCGGTAACCGTCCATATTGGAATGTGATCGAGGCGGACATAAACCGATTTGACGCGACCTATTGGCGCGACGTTGACCTTTTGTCCGGCGGCTTGCCGTGCCCGCCGTTTTCTATTGCGGGCAAGCAACTTGGCGCAGACGATGACCGCGATATGTTCCCGGCAATGCTGCGAATTGTGAACGAAGTGAGGCCGCGCGCCGTGATGATTGAGAACGTGCGCGGCATTCTCACCGCCCGCTTTACACCATTCCGCGCCAAGATTGACAAGGCTTTCGACAAGCAGGGTTTTGATACTTACTGGACCGTGTACAACGCGGCTGATTTTGGCGTCCCACAAAACCGTTTTCGCGCTTTCCTTGTGGCGCTAAAGCGCGGCAAGACGAAACCGCTACAGTGGCCAATTCCGGCGCAAGGGCTTTCGTCATCTGTCGGGGAAGCCA